CCTCCACAAATCCTATATGTGGGGCTCTCTATGGCGAAAACAGAATCGCACTCCTACCGACGCGGGTCAGGCGGCTACAAAGAAGCTGCTGGCGACATCGCCAAGATGATGGGCAAGAAGAAAAAAAAGAAGGCTAAGTAATTGGCAGTAGGTGGGCTGCTTAACGTAGGCCGGTCTGCAATACCAGCAGCTGTTGGCGCTGGATTGCTCGCTGCGCCCGAAGATGCGGAGGCGGGTTTATACAATACTGGAGCGAGCATCGTTCGCCGATCTGCAGATATTACGACGCGCGATATGTCGCAAGAGCGTGGCGGTAATCGCGGCGAGAGGAAAATGGCAGCGCGCGTCACGTTAAGTGTTGCAGAGAAAGACGCTATCAGAGCATCCATAAAAGGCAAAAACGTAACCGATCAGCAAGCCTTTAGCGTTGCCCGAGAATGGAAAAAGCGCCATCCCGCATCAGATTGGTCTGTGCCAAAAATCACTGGCATGGATGTAGGTGACAAAGGCGAGTTGAAATTAAAGTTTCAAGCGCAGCCTTATGCCTATAACAAAGACCCGAAGACAGGCAAGCCAGTAGCGCGCGGTTCAGCGCAATACAACCGCATTGTGGATAATGTTGTTGGCGAAATAAGTGATATCGCCAGGCGAGCACAGGCCGGTGATTTGGCTGCTCAGCGCGTTATGGACAACGCTGGGTGGTATCAAAATGTCGAGCGCCGATTGCGAACTGAGTACGGCACATTCTCGCAAATGATGGGCGATATCCTGGGAGCGACGAGCCCCAACACGCCTGTTGGCACCAACTTCAAATTTAGTCAGGACATATTGCAGCGTGCTACTCGCGGTGATTTTGATGAGCTGATGGACGGCTTTGCTGATCAACTTGATCGTCGTTACGCATTGCAAGACCAGGCCGCTGCATACTTGCAGGCACAGAAAAAAGCTGGTCGCACAATGAAGGCTGCCAAGTTAGATCCGAAATACGTTCGTATGGAAGAGGAAGCCAAAGCAATATCGCGCAACTTGCAGGCGAACGAAAACACGATAAAGCAGACGGTTAGAGATCAAAAAACAGGCGAGCTTAAAAACTACGGCATCAACAGCTATAACTCCATGATTGCCCTAGCTGACCGATGGCGCGTTTTACGAGAAGGCGGGGCACCAAAGGCAAAAAACTTTTCGGGCAACCTCACCGGCCGAAGCCAGCAAGCAACTATCGATGTTTGGGCTGCGCGAAACTTGCGCCGCCATTCTGGTCGCAAACCAGTGCCGAGCTCTGCCGAAGGAACTGTGACTGGCAATGTTGTTGACGCTGAAAACTTTCGTAACAGCTTAGAGTTTGGCTTTGGCCAAGACGTTTTGGCAGATGCAACGGTGCGCTTAAATAACGAGCTTGGCATGTCATTAGAGCCGCGCGACTTGCAGGCATTACAATGGTTTGCTGAGAAAGACTTCTGGACGCGAAAAGGTTGGACGAGCACTACTGGCGAAGGCGGTTCGTTTGAAACAATGCTCGATGCTGACCCCGTCGAGTCGATGTTTTTAGGTATTAGTCGCGAGCAAAACAAACAATTTCAAGGCAACGACTTCGTTCCAACGCCCGCTCAATCGAAGGCTACAGCTCAGCAAATTGTCTCTTACGGAAAGCAAGACCCCGATGTGCGTGCCGTAAAAGGCGCTCCGACGTTGGGCGCGTACATGGATAGTCCAGAAACAGCAATGGATATTGATGTCGTAACGACGCAAGACACATTGCCTACCAACATACTTGATGCTGCGGCCAAGCAAGCGGTACAGGACAAGCAAGATTCGTGGTTTGTTGCTCGACGGATTGACGACCAAGTTGGTTTGAACTCGCCCGAAATGTTCAACGCCGGCAGTGAGGTGTATTTCAAAGATGGTATCGCCGAGAACGATCCGCTTATTTCTAACATACAAAAAGATCTAAACGCGCAGGGCGTGCCTGCTTACACAATGATTGTTGATCCGCGCGATGCAACTCGCGTTGTAGGGCTTCGATTCCTAGACGTCCCACAGTTTGAGGACGCGGAAAAATTCGCTAATATGCTACCTAACGAGTACCGCAACTATGTCACTCAAAAGTTAGGAAAGTTTGATGCTGTTGGCAGAAGTCTCAAATCTAAGTACCCACAAATACAATCGGCGCAGCCTTCGTTCTTCGACGTTAACGTCAAGTCGAGAGCACAAACTAAAGACTATGTTGCACAACTGCAGGGTGCAAAAAGAGACCCTGACGTGCTCCATCAAGAGTTCTACGGGTTCAAGCCTGCTACCACCCGCTTCCGGGAGTTTAGTGGGGAGACTCGACCGTATTATCAGGGACTGCGAGCGAGCTCTGCAGGAACTGAAAGAGCAGCAAAAGGACTAACCGCCGGCGGTCTTTTAGGCACTGGCGTTAATGCAAATGCGCTAGGCCCATTTCCAGAATTCTCTGAACCATCATCAGCTGAGCTTTTCCAACAAGGCCTTCTTGGTGGCGTCGATTTCCTTGCCAATGCAGCTAGCGGAGTTGTTGAGCCGCTACTAACTTCTAGCCTCGTGCTGCAGCAAGCAGTAACGCCCGTCTCCACGCCGCAGCTGCTGCAAACGCAGCAGCAGGCTCGATCTGCTTTCGACTATCAACCTCGCACCGAAATTGGCCGGCAAGCCAGTGAGAGCGCGCAGCGCGCTGTAAGCGGCGCTTTGGCGGCGCCCATGTCTGCAGCTGGCAGCTTGCTAGAACCCCTAGAACCCATTGCCGATATGGCCCGCCAGTTACCGCAGCGCGCCAGGTTAGTCGGTGAGTCCTTATTGGATATTTTTTAATGGCCGAACTTATAGACAACGAAGAATTCATCGAAGAAGACGACTTTGGCATGTCCGAAGAGGATGTGCAGGCCGCGGTGCGTATCGCGGTCGAGGATGCCGTCGACTACATTGACAACACCATCAGCCCGGCGCGAGCCCAAGCGGCCGAGTACTACAACGGCGAGCCGCTAGGCGACGAGCAAGACGGGCGCAGCACGGCGCAAACCATGGATGTGCGCGACACAGTGCAGGCCATGCTGCCGTCGTTGATGCGCATTTTTTGCGGGTCTGATCATGTGGTCGAATACGCCCCATACGGCCCTGAGGACGTCGAGAATGCGTCCCAGGCGACGGATTACGTCAACTATGTGCTGAACAACGACCAAGACCAAAGTTACATACAGATCATCTATGCGTGCATGAAGGACGCATTAGTGAAGGGCTCAGGGTTTCTCAAGTACTACTACGACGAGAGCGAGTCGATCCAAACGTATGAGCTTGAAAACCTAGACGACCAAGCCCTAGCCGCGCTTAACAGCGACCCTGAGATCGAGATAGACATGCTGATGTCGATGGTCAGCGAAGACCAGCCGCAGCCGCAGCATAAGGTGCGCGTCACGCAGCGTAAAAAGATTGGCAAAATCAAAGTCGAGGCGGTGCCCCCCGAAGAGATCCTAGTCGACCGACGAGCTCGCTCAATCGAAGACGCCGACCTGATCGCGCACAGAGCGTATCTGACGGTCAGTGACTTGGTGACGATGGGCTACGACGCTGAAGAGATGGAGAACTTTGCGACCGACGAAAACGACATGGATTTGTTCAATGTCGAGGCTCGCGAGCGCGTTCGTAACTTCCGCGACAATCGCAACTATGTCGACCCAGCAAACCGGCGGGTGCTGTATGTCGAGGCATATGCACGCCTAGACATCGACGGCGACGGTATCAGTGAGCTCCGTCGATTGTGCCTAGCCGGGCCGAACTACGAAATCATTCGCAATGATCCGGCTGACCAGATACCGCTGGCGCACTTCTGCCCAGACCCGGAGCCGCATGCATTTTTCGGCCTGTCGATTGCCGATCTGACCATGGACATTCAGCGCATCAAGACGTCGGTGCTGCGGGCATCGCTCGATAGCCTGGCGCAGTCAATCACGCCCAGAACCGTGTTGCTTGAAGGCCAAGCGAGCCTTGAAGACCTGATGAACAACGAAGTTGGCGCGGTCATTAGAGCTCGCAATCCTGGCGCCGTCATCCCGCTGACCATGCCCTACGTTGGCAAAGAGGCGTTTCCAATGCTGGGCTACATGGATGAAGTGCGCGAGAACCGCACTGGCATCTCCAAGGCAGCTGATGGCTTAGACCCAAGCGCTTTGCAGAGCTCCACGCTCATGGCCGTTCAGCAGACCATAGGGGCCGCTCAGCAGCGCATTGAGCTCATTGCCCGGCTGTTTGCCGAGGGCGGTATGACGAGGCTTTACAAGGGTCTTCTGCAGCTGGTGATTAAGCACCAAGACCAGCCTCGCATGATAAGGCTGCGCAATCGCTTTGTGCCGATCAGTCCTGACCGCTGGAACGCGGATATGGATGTGGTCACAAATCTGCATCTGGGCAGGGGCAGCGACATGGAACGCATGACGCTCCTGCAGCAGATAGCGGACAAGCAGGAATCGCTGCT